ATTTAAAGATTCTTGGATATGACTTTCTAGATTATCTAAATTAGGTTGTTTTGACATATTTACTCTACGTTATTAGAAATTTACAAATATAAAATACCAAATAACTATAAAAAATGAATCAAACTTTTCTCAACTGGCATTTCCAAATAGTTGAGGCAGGGTCTTGCTGTATATGAATAACTCGAAATGAGCCTAAGGCTGTTAGCCATTCATCTTCAATTTTAGGTGTCATGGACACTTCATTTTGAAGCACGGTAGCCTTCTTATCTGTGGCCAGTACTCCAAGCGTCTGAATCTCATATTGACTGTATGAGCCAAACAGAACGCCACGACCAGAATAGTTTTCTTTAACTTCGACATACGTTTCAGTTTTAGGATCCCAATCTTTTCTTGAGATCCGCTCACAAGTAAATGAATGAACGGCGTCCGCTAAATCATCATTAAATGCTTCAGCAATATCTGCCTGAATTTCGTCACGTAAGCCCATTAGATTTTCCTGACAAAAAATACAGCTTTTCGTTTGCTGTAAGGCTTAATCAAATCAAGAATGAATTGCTCAATCGCACTAAGCTTTACTGATCCGTCCTGATATTCTTTTTCAGTTTCAACCGTATCAGCCTTTACTTTCTTACGCTTTAATGCCTGTTCCTGTCCTTGATATAGATCACCTTTAATAATGCCCTTGATGATTTGATATGAGGCTGTTTTTAGAGGTTCAGGAACCAGAGTGGCATCTTCGTAAGGCTTAACATTACGTGCTAACAGATATGCCTCGGCCATTTGGAGGTATTGAGCCTTATCACTGGCAGATAAAGCATCAAAGCCTTCAACATGTTCTATCGCTTCTTGTTCAGTGATAAAGCCCATGGATTATTCCTTTGGAATTAATGCTAAAAGTTCATCTTTTTTAGCGCCTGCTTCAAATGCAATGCCTTTTTCAGTCAAGACCGCACGCAACTCATCAACTTTTAGACCTGCATAGTTAATTGGTTGCACCTGGTCATCACCTGCGTTTTGGTTGTCTTGAGCTTGCTGGTTGTCACCTTCAGGGTTTTGTTTACCTGCCCCCAATTCAAGCTCAGCAATACGTGCTTTCATGGCTTCTGGATCATTTTGAAAGGCAATGAATTCACCTTTCAACGTTGCCAGTTGTTCTTCGAGTTCAGCAATTTTTGTTTCTGTCATTTGTTGTCTTTCCCGTGCACGGTTAAATGATGAAAGTCCCATATGTGGATCTCCAAAAAGATAAGGCGGTGTTACCCGCCTTTTTGTTATTTGATCTTGTGCTTGAATGCCACAATACGGATCTGTTTAGGATCGTAAACACGTTCCCAGTTTGAAGGTGTTGCTAGACCAGCGTTATTAGGAGCTATACCTGTATCGCCTGCCCACTTAATGCCACGAGGGTGCAATACAAAGTGACGGCGGTTAATAAGAATGTCAGTACCAGCAAGGCTATCACGGTCTGTTTCTACACCAACCGGTGCCCCAATATCTTGGAAACCAATTGCACCTTGACCAAACAGGAATGAAGTAAAGACATCACCTTCCACTGGCATACCGTCATCGACAATCACACGGCGATCCATAAAGGTTTTATAGAGCACTACACCATCAGCATCACGTACGGTTTCGATCAAACCTTGTTTAGCTAATGCAGCCATGGTTGCCGAATGCATTGCAATAGCCGTTAATTTATCTACGGCATCACCCAACTTATAAGAAGCATCAACAAAAGATACGCCATCAATTACAGCGGCAGCTCCAGTTCCAGCAGAAATATCGTGAGTATTACCTGCCATGCTGGCTGCACCGAACACACCTTTAAGGGTATTTACGGTAAAACCTTGAAACTCACGCGACCAGTAATCTGCGACCAGATCACCAACCGCACCAAGTGGATCGTCACCAGATAATGCTTTAGCCAAATCATTAGCGCCCCACGCCTTACCACGTGCATGAAGAATCGCAATATCTTTGCCTGATGTGATGTTATTTACAGATAAAGGGGTTGAATCTGAAAGTACTTCTGACTCCCCACTTAAATCATTCCAGAATGGGATATTTACAGTAGTACCACCCTCTGTTCCGAAAGCCACATCTACATCCAAATCCCCAACAATGCCAGACTGCCATAATGCAGACTTTTCGGCAGTTTTATTTAATACGTACGGAGTGAATAACTCGGGTACGATTACATCAGCAATTTTTGTGTCGCCCATTAGGCTTTACTCCTTAAAGTTTAATACCGTGTTTTGCCGCTAGCTCTTTAGCTAGTTGCGGATTTTCATTTCGTAATTGCGCCAATTTGGTCATATTTACCGAGCCATCCGATTTGAGAATGTCTGGCTGACCTTTTGAATTGTTGCTACCAGTTGCGCCCATGCCATTAGGCTTAGGCCAGTAATACGGTTTTTGCTCGCGTAGAGACTCAACCCACTCTTTTGGAGTCATCGGTGTCTGACCATCTTTACCAATGACCACATCCCCGTTTTCATCAACTGCCACAGCTTTGCCGTTTTCATCTAATGCAAACTTTGTCTGAGCTAAAAAGGCGATATCAGGGGTCGCTTCTGGCAGTGCTTCAAGTTCAATAGCAGCCTGAACAATTTGGCTTTGCACTACTGATTTCTTGAATTTCTCGGCATAAGCTTCAGCTTTATCTGCCCGTTCTTTCTCTGCCTTAAGAACCTTGTCATGCTCTTCACGCATCTTCTCAGTGCGTTTCTGAATAACTTCTTCAATCTTGCCTTCTGCAATAAGTTTGGATTCTTCATCCTGATTTGATTTATCAAGCAGGACCTTGATTGCATCCAGATCCAACCCATCAACCTTTGATTTCAATGAACCTAGTTCATCTTTCAACTCTTTTTTATCTTTGATAAGTTCTGCATTCTTATCTTTAAGACCTTTAACAGCTTCATCAACGGCGGCTTGAATAGCTGCTTTAATTTCAGGATTTTCCAAATCAACTTTGATTTCGTCTGACATTTAAAAATCTCCTAGAGATACCGCTTAGCGGGTTTAATTGTTGAACCTTCTGCTTAGCTTCAGGCAATAAAAAATCGCCCCTAAGGACGCTAAATTTCGATTGAAAACTTAGATATTTGTTGCAAATAAACGGTAGCCTTCTAGCTCCCAAAGTTTATTTTCGGCTGACTTTTCTGCATTTCCACGAGCCATACACTCACCAATTTCAGCATCAAAGTTTTCAGCATTCACACATGCACTAAAACCCGTTGCTAGGAAAAACTTTCCATCTAAAAATGCATGGACAAAAGTAGATGTCGTGCCACCGGGGCGTTGCTCAACCGTATATGTAACACGCTCCATCAATGAATCAATTTGCGCTTTAGTTACTCGGGGCGCCACAGACTTTTCAGCTAACTCTTGCTCTGTTACTTCTTTGATCATTTTCTTCTCACAAAAAAAGCACCCGAAGGCGCTAAGGTTAAAAATTAAGTTCTAATTGATGAGTGCAATTGCTTTTAATCTTTCAAAAGTAAAACCATAAATTGCCATGGCTCTTGAAATCTTAATTTGAAGAAATGGCACCAGAATTAATTTTGTGCTCAGAATATATTGAGCATCTGACATAGTGAATTGCTTTTCAGACATTTGTAATACCTTTCGCTACATTTCCTTTGTTTGATTTGGCCTTGGTGCATCACTCACTAAGCGAACACCATGAGCACCATATGCTTCAAAAGTTACAGTAATTGTTGCGGGTCCATTTAAGGCATCAGAATTCATCTGTACTGCTCTTTGTCCAGCTAGAGGTTGTCCAGTTTCTTCATCACAAATAACCAGATAACCTTTCAAAGTAGGGTGACGCTTTAGCACTAAATGTCTTGACTCACTCATAAGCCCAACTCCTTAAAGGTTTGCTCATCCAACTTTCGAAGTTGGTCCAATGTGTATAATCGCCCCTCTGGATCGAAGAACTTATCAAAATCAAATTTCCCTTTCTTATAGAGCTTGTAACGCTTCGGTCCTAACCATTCTCTTTGAAAGAAATCATCAGTCTTTTTGAAGAACTCTTTAAATGTGGTATTAGCATCTAGCTGCCCTATTAATTGGCTTCGCTCTTCTTTTGGGATGTCCTTCACTCGACGTTCGTCCATTACAAATGGACGTTCACCGACAAGTTGACCGTCTTTCTCGACTGGCACCAAAATGCTTCGGCAATTAGGGTGTAACGGCGGTACCCGCTTTGCCGGATCGTTTATTTCCCAAACTGAACCATCCAAAGATGCACAAAGTTTTGATGTCCTTCCGTCCAGCGTTGCAACCAATCGAACATATTCAAAGCCAATCTGATTGAAACTATTTAGATATGCTTGATTGGCCACATGGCTGCGAACCGTTCTCACAGTACGGTCAATATCAGACTTTGAGCTACTTAAAAGCCCATCCTCATAATTAAGCCGTTTGGTACCACGGATGCGCTGAACTATTTCCTGATTTGTTTTACCTGAGTTGATACCATCCCGAATTGCATACTCAACCTTTTGACGGGCATTTTCAGCAATTCTGGATAGCAGATCATCAACAAGAGCCCCACCTACCAATGGTATTTTTTTAGCTGCGGCATATAGCTTTTCACCATTTGGTTTTTTGATCTTGCCGCCATATAGCTTCGCCATGTAATTGGCTTCATAAACAGCCAAGGCAGTAGCAGAAACAGCGAAAGCTTCAGGTAATGCAGTGTTTATTGCAGTAAACCACTGAGCAATCAGATCACGAACTTCCTTCAGATTTGACGTTGTGTACTGTCCACTTGCTAGAGCCATCTTTTCAGAATCATTTAATTCATCAAGCAAATCCCGAAGCTTTGCCAACATTAATATTGACTCATCATTAAAGATTTTTAGTAGCTCATTAACAGATTGAGAAGATACCCGATATAAGTACGCCTGATGTTGGGTAAGTACTTCAATCAATGATTTATCTTCTTTTGAAGCCATACATCACCTCTACAAAGGAGTGTTATCTCGCTCTATTTCTACCCGCTTCACTTCTTCCTGATAGTCGTGAGCTGGTAATTTACCTGTCATCAGGTATTCCCAATATGTGCGGAAAGAGTTTTTCCCTGAAATAGCACCCTCATAAAGCTGTTTTGCAAGATTAATATCCGTGACCTGCACAATAAACTCAGGTTCAACCGTAAATGAATATTTTGTCGAATCCAGCTTTAACCACTGTGCTGCATACTTAATGGCTTGTTCAATTGCTGCAGCTGCACACATCACGATACTGTGAAGACTTGCTTGCTGATCGTCTTGCCGTGCACGGCGCGCTTCACCTGATTCCTGTGTATTGGTATCAACTACTTTAGCCCCAGCTTCTAATGCTGAATTCTTTTGCGCATCCATTTCCTTTTTAGTGAGTTCAATGCCGCTACCTGAAATTTCCAAATAACCACATTGTGAATTTGGAGGAAGACTCCAGACAGCCATCACACCAGTAACGCTAATATCTTCATCACCCTCAAGTCCATTAATCCAAGGCTGCGGATGAGCTGTATGGTGAAGTGACTGGTAATAATCTGCACTTAGCTGGTAATACTTGAGTGCTGCCTTAGCCATGGTAAGCAATGGTACCGTTCCAACTTGTGGAGAATTATCGGTCGTGCCACAGAAAACAAACGGCGTGAAAGATAGCTGATTACCGCCGAGATCTGGCGTTTTATCTTCTTCAACAGAGCCATCAAATAACCGTACAGTTAGCGCACCATCAACCATAGATAAAACACGGTGAACCGTCTTTGTATCATGCCCAAACTCATCTTCACTATTTTCGAATTGTTCCTCGAGCACTAACAGCTTTAGATCCTTACGGCCACCAATGCTGTTTTCCTTCCAGTTAATGATTGATAGCGCATCATATAGAGCGAAATATGGCACACCAGCCCCATCAACATCGACAAGCAAACCACAGCGACCATATTCAAGTAATTCTAGGCAAATACGGATAAAGAGTTGTTTAAGCCCAAAACCATCATTGGTTGCATTCTCTATCAAACCCTTTAACAGAGAACTTTCAATTACGATATTAGGTTCCAGCTTTGAAACTAAACCAATCATCGTACGTAATGAATCCTGAACCCATAATGGATACTGAGCTCGACTTAGATAGGCTTTATAAATCTCTCCAGTCGTATCACCTTGCTTTTCAGCCTCAATCATTCCGGCCGATTTAGCTAGGTACTTTGTTTGTGCCTGTTTGATCTGCTCTTCACCAGCAACGGCGTCCCGCATAATCTCCCAGCTTTTTTGTGCAGCAATATACTGCGGATGTTTATCAATAACTGCCATAAAAACACCAATAAAAAAGCACCTGAGAAGGTGCATTGATTAACGAGAAAAACCAGCGATTGCGCGCCGTTTAAATATTTTCTGAATGATGACTGGGAATCTCTTAGCTATTGGATATCCACCAGCGTCCCCAACGTGGTCCAAACCAGCGCTTTTATCTGGCATTCCAAAATCATCATAGACTTGCTGTTCTAAAGTAGCCGTAAAGTTAGGACACTTGTTTGTGTTCACTTTTAAGTGTCGTTCACCCTCAGCATTCAGAATTTGTGCATTAACTGCAGTGATACGATCTTTAATACCGGGATTCACACCATTAACTTCAACTTTGAATCCATTTTTCTTTAAGATTGCATGATCAGATTCACTGAAGTTCTTTGATGATGTTGCCTGACCTGAAGCATCTGGAATCACAGTAATATCGTGATCTGGAAAGCGCTCATTAATCAGTTGACACATCGTCGGTGTATCTCTCACGCCAACCAGTTCATCTAAAGCTCTTGGCTTCCCTTCTCTAATGACATAAACCACAGCAGCCATTTTAAGCACGTTAAAATCCATACCAATGAGTAAAGGCTCACCTTTCTTAATTTCTTCATCCGTGTGGTTTAGAACTCGATCAAAGTCGGGGTAAACAGCACCACTGGTTAAATTGACAAACTGCCCTCTTAAATAAGCTGAAATTAATTGCGGCGGATAAGACTCATAAAGTGATGATATGTAGTCATCTGGAAGATTAGCTTCATTGTCATAAGTTGAAGCTTGAATCATTCCATATAGCTTACGCTTAGCCTCTGATTTATTTGCCTCTTTAACAAATTGCTCGTATGTAAACTTAAAACCTTCAGGTGTAGTGGCCACATCAATACCGTTGAGCAAACCAGCTTGCTTATAACGCATACGTGCGATGATCTTACGCCAAGCCTGTTGAGCTTTGACCTTGGCCATAACATCAAGTTCATCAATCAAGGCGTGGCCAATTTTAAAACCTACAATTGTTGCTGGTTTCTCCATAGACCGGCAAATGATTGTCGTTCGATATTGCCGACCATAATAGATATCCACCTCTTTATTGGTTTCATAAACCTTAGTTTTAAGCCCCCAATCGAAAGCAACCTCTTCAATAGTTGGAAAGAAAATGTCGCGAATCTGCGGGTAAGTTGGAGCAAAATAACCCAAAGGTACTTTAGGGAATTCCCAAGCTTTGTTGCATAAACTGGAGCATCCAACCCAAGTCTTTCCCGATCCAAAGCCAGCGACAAATGCGCGGAACTTCTTTTCCATCTGCAAAAAATTAGCCTGAGGTACATTCAGTGTCGGATTGATGTTCGGCATCTTTTTTACTCGCATCCACAACTTGAATAGTTACCTTGACTGGTGTTGGATCTTCATCACCTTCACCCTCTCTTAACTTTTCAATCTCAAGCTGCTTTAACTCAAGATTTAATAACATCAGGTCATAACCCTGCATTTCTTCCCGAACCTGTTTAATAACCCCTTGCTTCATAAGCCTGTTGTTCTTCCAGTCTTCATAAATCTTCTGAAGCTCTTTAAGCCGGTAGGCTTTATTAGCTAGCGGGATGTCATAAACATTCTTTTTAAAGTCCTCTCGGGTTTTATGAAAAAGGTCTTTATATTTCTTACTTAAATTCTTTCCTGCCGCTTTTGTCGGGTCATAAAGTTGTACCTGTTTTCGATCAATCTCAATGTTAAATTCTTGCTTGACAGCATTAGCTACCTGTTGAGGGGTATCCATGCAGGCAAGCGCTTGAACAATAAATATTTTTACCTGTTCTTTAAGTGCAGCCATACCCCCACCTTTGTCTAGCTACGTCTAGCAAAGAAGGCAAAAAAAAGAGCCATTCGGCTCAGTTGATTACGCAGTTTCCGCAGCATTTTGAAATATCAAGTTTCGAAACAAACGGCGGATTCTTTGCAGCTTCAACGATACGTTTAACGCTTTGACTCGCCCCCCACCGTTTGGTTACACCAACAAACTCTTCGACATCGTGACCAGCTAAATAATGTTTAGGTAAACCTGTTGAGCTACTAAAGATCATTTCACCGTCTTCATCACGTTCTACGCCTATATGGTAGAGTTCATGCTCAAGCAAAGCACAAAACTCACGATCATTTGCTTTGTCGCAAAATGTAGCATCAATGGTGATCAAGTATGTTGGCACAAAGCCGAACCAGTCTCGCATCTGTTGCTCTTGTCTAGCTTTACGCCAGCCACCAACATTGAACATGACTTTTTCGCACTGGCCTAACACCATAGCTTGCTTGCTTTTATATGCAGAAGAGGCCCAAGCAAATGCTAAAAATTCTTCATTATCATGAAGCAACTCAGCAATATGGTTATGATCAGGGTTATGAAGTGGTCCACCTATAGTTAAGTAGTTAGCCACAACCCATTTTTTTAGATCTGGTGCTGGTGTTAGTCTTATTGCTTCTTCTTCATCTGCTTGATCAATAAAATCAGTCGGTGGAAATGGTCTGATCTGATCCATTAAATATTTGCCTCTTTAAATTTTTAAGCCATTGGCTTGCGAAATGAGCTTGGATCTGTAATGGACCAGATTCATTAATCTTAAATCTTGGTGCTGCCTCTAACCGAACAACGGTATATCCCATTGATTCAGCAACATCGTAACGGTCCATACTCCACGCCTTTGTTGCCAGCTTGCCCTTTCGTCCACCTGACCAGGGACCGCCAGCAATTTCAACTAAAATACGATGTTCAATTAAATGAAAATCAAAACGCCAATGCTTTGTAGATTTAAACTGAAATTTCTTTTCGTATTTAATTTCCAGATTATCTAAAGCTTCAGTAAATTCTTCTTCTGCCTCTAAGTACTTTTGAGTAGCTTTAGGTAGCGGTCTGGATTTAGGCTTGGTTTTAGGTTCTTTTTTCCGAGTAAGCCAAAAGTATTCTGTAGAATCCATTATTCTCACCCATTAAAAAACCGCCACTTGGGCGGTCATAACTACTTCACAATTTCCAACTTTTCCAAGAACCGATCTAGCTCTTCCTCAGAATTAAACTCTAGATCTAGGGTGTCATTGGAGGTTAAAGTTAAAACTAACTTATAAAAATCTCTATGAGCAAATTTATTGTTTTCTGATGTAGCCTTTTTCACTTTTACCACATGATTTAAAT